CGCACCACACTGCTTGTTCGCCACCCTCACACGCACCAATGATAGGCCATTCAAGCACGGGGTTTGGTTCAAAATTGAACATACGGAACAGGTCACGTTCAATCAGTGGCGCGCCCGTGATTCTGTCCACAGCAGTGACCACTTTACCACGCACCGCGCCAAGCCTGACGTATTCAAGAGTCACGTCCAGCTTCAGCGACATACTCGCCATGCGCTGGTTAACCACAGTCTGCACACCTTCAAGCGTGCTGTCTGTTCCGAACGCGCGCACGTTCTGCACAGCGTCTGCAATAAGCGTGTCGCGTATCGGAAAGTGAGGAATGGCGATTGACGTGGCAATCGCACGGTCAACCACGTTGGGCGTGGGTGGTGCGCCACGTGGCAGTTCTGGCACGAGTGCCAGACGTTCGCCACGCACTTCAACCATTGTGCTGGTGGTGCTGAGTCTTTCTTCGCGGAACAGACCCAAGCGACCAATAAGTTGTGGCACGTATGGCACACGATTAAGTGCCAGTGTCAGTTCTGACACGGACCACATAGGGTTAGTGGCGAAAAGGTCAAACATGGTTGTTATGTTCTCCCGGTATGTGTTCTGCTTTGCTGTCGTGTCCGACTGATTACGTGTGAGTCGTTGGCGCGGAAGGCTGCCCAGAAGGTTGCTGTTGCTCTTTCGCTTGTTCCAAATGCTCGCCAGTCACCACGTTCACACCTTGCTGTGGCTTGGTGTCGTGCTGCACTTCGCTGCCGTGGAAAGTCTGAATGCCAACGTGTGCCGGTGCTGGTGCGCCAAGTTCGCCAGCGACACCAACAGCGGGACCACCAGCGCTTGGCTGGCTCCACAGGTTTTCCGCAAACGTGGCATTCTGCGACGAAGCGAGCACAGACTCACGAACGATGATACCAAGCGTGCGCAGTCTCGTGTTCACGTCTGCCACGTTCAGATCACCATACGCGATGCCAGAGTCACGCACTTCAGCGTCACGTGTCACAATGGTCACTCTGTCTGGCACACCGTCTATCCACTGACACAGGATAGCGTCAACGTCACCAGCACCTTCAGCTTCCACAAAAGTGCCATCGCCAGCGTTGTGCAAGAGCGTGCCGGGTGGCAGCACATCGTCAGACACAACGACCGTGGCAACATCAAGCGAACGATAAGAGTTCGCCCATGAGATGATAAAATCCCATTCCCACACGCCTTGTTCAAGAAAGCGAACTTGTGGTGGAAGCGGAATCGGGAAGGTGAGCGGCATGACTTATTCTCCTTTTGTATGGTGGTCGTGACGACGCGAATGGTGTGCACGAGTCGTGTGCGTCGTGTCGTGTTGTTGTTCGGCACTTGCGCTTAGTGGTGATGGCGCAGCAACTGGTGTGGGTGGCGTGTGCATAACGGGCGTGCCACTCGGAACGGTGCCAGTTGGTGGTGGTGCGCTTCTGCGTGTGATGTGCACGTGTGTGCCATCTTGCACACTGGTGACTTCGAACGTAACACCGTAAATCGTAAGCGTCATGCCAACAGTGATTCCGACATAGCTTGCTGGCACAAACTGTGTGGAACCGTTCAACGCTGGCAGTGTGAACGAACCACTCGTGGTGGTAATCTCTGTGGGTGTTGGTTCGCTGCCACTACCGTTACCACTGCCATTGCCATTCTCGTGTCCGTTCTCTCCACCACCCTCGTCTGGTATTGGTGGTTTGGGTTTCATGCGACTGCGACCACCAAACGGTATGACCCACAGCAGTGGGTTCAGCAGACTTATGTGCATGTCACGTTGCCACCTTGCCTGTGCGCTGCGCAGCAAAGCGCGTTTCCACTGCTTGGCGCAGTTCAGCTTGCACGTTGCGTGTGCGACGATTGCCGGTGTCCTGCGATGTGTCGATTGATTGCACCCGTCGCTGTGAACTTGCTTCTGCTTGACGACGCTGCAACTTATCGCGCAATTCGGACATGGTTATGCCATTCTGAATCGCGTCGCTTGCCATGTCTGGGAAGCCAGCAAGATTGCACAGCGCGACAATTTCTTGCGCTCGCTGGCGTTCTTCTTGACGTTCCACAGCAAGCTGCACCACGTTCGTGTTGACGTTCTGCTGCGTGGTGGCTTGTGCTTGTGGTTGCGCAGGCTGTGGCACTGGTGGTGGCACGGGTGCCGGTGCGTGCGGCTGGTCACTCTGCGCTGTGGTGGTGGTCGTGCTCACAGTGTTGTTTGTGCTGGTGTTGTTGTTGGTCGTGTCCGTCTGGCCTTCACCACTTGTCGTGCGAACTTGTTCGCCAGTTGTTTCGCTCACTGCGCTTGCTCCTCTTGGTGCGTTGTTGCTTATGCCGTGGGTGCGTTGCATCTGTTGCGCTTGCACGTGACCCACGAGCGTGCTGTGCGCTTCGTCCAGTGTGCCGAGTCTGTCTGCCAGACCTTCCGTCACTGCGTTTGCACCGTGGTATATCGCAGCTTCTTGGTCGCGCAGTTGCTGCACACTCATGCTGCGTCTGTGCGCGTGAATGTCATTCACCAGAATGTCATACAAACGACCCACTTCGCCGCTTATCGCTTGCATCGCGGGTGCGCTCAGTGGTCCGTGCGGGTTACGGTCTATCTTGTGTGCGCCACGGTATATGTATGTGTATTTGAGTCCCGCTTCGCTGTCCTGTTCCGACTGGTCAATGTGCAACGCCACTGCGCCAACGCTTCCGGCAGAACCTGTATCTGTAACCCAGATTTGGTTCGTGGCAGCAGCGAGTGCATACGCAGCGCTCAGGCTGTTATCGTCTGCCACTGCCCATGTGGGCTTGGTATCTGCGAGCGTGCGAATGCGTCGCGTCAATTCGAAGATGCCTGACGCTTCGCCACCCGGGCTGTCAATGTCCAGCAGCACACCGTTTACTCGTGCGTTCGCACGCACAGAGTTCAGCACGCGCGCTAGTCGCTCGTAAGACATGAGTGGTGTGCTTTGCGCGTCCATCTGTCCTGCTCTACGCACCAGCACGCCATGCACCGGAACCACAGCCACGCCACGTTCAATGCGGTATCCATGCCGTGGAATGGTGGGTGTTTCGTCTTCGCCCACTTCCATCACAGCTTGCGCGACCTCTGTTTGCAGAGTGTTCAACCACTTGTCGTCAATCATGGTGACTGGTGGCAGTTGGAACTTGGCACGACCTAGCATGACGGTCTGCAAGCCCATGCTCAGGTGTCGCGCCATTTCTTCGCTTATGAACAATGGCGTGTGATAAAGACGCGACGCGATGTGAGTCAGGTCACGCATCATGGTTCGCTTGTTCCTGTTTTTCACGCCGCGCTAGATAGCGCTGCATCTGTTGTGTGTGATGTTTCCTCATGCAACGCATGAAGACATTGAACAGCACCACGATTAGTAAGACTGCGCCAACACTCGTGAGCGTCATGCAGCGCCACGCTGTTGGTTGGGTGGCGTGCGCTCACGCGCTGGTTGCACTGGCTGTGGTGTCGTTGGTGCTGCGTCTGGTCCCTGCGTTGCGCGTGCGGACCAGCCATAATCAATAGTAATGCCAAGAGCCTTAGCCATTACATTGGCTTCAGCAATCTGGTTGTAAACGTCCTCGAGGTCATAGCCTTCAGCAGCGCACGCTTGTTGTGGACTCATCATGCCAGAACGCAATGCAAGCACGACTGCTTGACGGTCCTTTAATGGGTCAACCCAAGGCGCGCGTGGTGTGATTGCTTCCATCGCACGAAACGTATCGGGACTGCGCATGTAAGCTGTTGGTGATATGGGCAGCGCGCCACTGAGCACTGCTGAGTCAAACCAGCGATTCCACACTCTGCGCAGAAACTGATAAACAATCACGCTGTGTTGGAATGCTTCGACTTCTTGACGAAACGCCACGAGTCCAGCGCGTGAACTTGCATACGTGGTGCGATTCAAGTCGGAACTCAGTTCTGTGTATGGTATGCCAAGCGCTGCGCATATCTGCAACAGCGTCCGGTATTGGAAGGACTCAAAGTTATTACCAACGTCAGGCGGGTGCGCAAATTCCACGTCCTCGCCGGGATATAAAACCACGGTAGCACCCGGCATGAATTGGTCACCCTCACACAGACCACCACCCGGGCGTGGTGCCAGACTTTCATCGTAACCTGCCGCACTTTCGTCAGTGAACGGCATTCCGGTATCCATGCGAAAATCGGGTCTGCGTATGAACGTGGCGAAGCGCGCAGCTTGGCGCTGCCGTTCAAGCGTTGCGTCGTCAAAGCTGTCCAGCATGAACAGACGCACAATCGCTGCTGCCATGCCGGTCAAGCCTCTTATTTGTCCGGCCTCCACTGGGTCATACACATGCACCACTTCGTCTGCTGGCACACGTGTAAGTTCGTTGGTCATAAGCGCTTCACGAAATGTAAGCGTGGTGTCCACTGGGTTCGCACGCCAGAAGTAATACGCAAGTCGCTCACTGCTGGCCCGGTCGAACTCAATCCCCATGCGTATGTCGTTGCCATTCTCT